ATTCCCCCTGTCGATAAAATTCAGAGTTTGTTGTCTGAGGCAAAAATGGATGCTACTAAGTTTGAAGGTAATTTGCTTATAGCTATGGGGGCAAAACCTACACAAGCTGGTTCATATAATTCTGACAAGGAATCTAAAGAATTAGCATCATCTATTGTGCAACAGATGGTAAAAGCCAAAATTAATATATCAAAACCTAGTCGAAGTTCTGGAAGTGCCGCTAAAGGAGTATTATCAAAGTTATATAAGGATTTTGGAGTAAAGAGTACAGAACCAAAAGCAGATATTTCTTTTGGTGGACAAGGTGTTTCTGTAAAATCTAAAGAAGGAGCCCAATTAATCTCTGCACAAGGACCAGAAATATCTGCTATAGTTCAACATGTAGTTACTAATAATAAAGATGCGATCACAGCTGCCGGAGTAGTTGCTGATGGAGTTCCAACTGCATTAAAAACAGCCTTCGCTCCTGAAAACTATTACGCTGGTCGTGCAGGAGAAAGTGGTATTGCATCAAAAGGGGTTACATACCCAACAGAACTTGCATATAGAGAAAAGAATAAGTCCCCAGATAATCCAAAAGGTGACTTAACAGCAGATCAAAAAAAGGAAATCACTGCCGCCAAAAATGAGTTAGCGGCAAATGATAAAAAATTAACCGGATTAATTGATGGTGCCACCGCAATCGATTATGCAAACGGGGCTAGAGCATTTGGTATTACCAAAGATTTGGCTAAAAATATTGAACTAATGTTTAATCTGCCTGCGGTACGGAAAGCTATAATTCTAGAAGCTATGACAGGAGATGGTAAATTTACGAACAAAGAAGCAAAAGCAACTCAGGTTCTTAGTTGGGGAAAAACTGGAGCTTATTCTTATAAAACGGTTGCAGAAGCCTCTGCAAATGTTTCGGGTTATAATTTTAGGGTATCAGATAGGGGGAGTAAATCTTCCTCATCAATAAAAAAAATGGGAGATATGGAAGAACTTACTGGAGCGTTAACAGGTAGAGGTGGTTCACTTAGAATTGATATTTTACCCCCAAAGCTTCTGCCAGAATCGATGGATATCGATGACGAAAACTATATTGATGAAATAGCAAATGATATTGCCGAAAGTCATAGGACATATTTAACTGAGAATTTAGAATATGCTCAAGAATTGTTATTACAAGAGGGATTATTGGATTTTGCAAAAACTGCTACATCAAAAGTAATGAATTTTGCAAAAACTGCTGCATCAAAAGTAATGGATGGTATCAATTTTCTTGTTGACAAAGTGAAAACTTTCGTATCAAATATAGGTAAGTGGATGGTAAAAATGGTTAAAAATACAGGTTATTATTTGATGGCATTCAATTTGAAACCACAAATGTCTTTCAGGATTAAATAATGATAAGTTTCAGAGAATTAACAGAAGACAAAGGTGGCAAGAACCTTCACCTAGAGCATCTAGAGGATGAGATCATCAACTATGGTGTAGATGGTGGGCGTGCTGCACTTAACTTCCTGCGCTCGCTCAGAGATATGCTGGCGGGTGGAAGTAGATCATCTGTAAATATGACGGTAAAGTGGGATGGAGCTCCTGCTATATTTGCTGGTATTAATCCTGATACTGGTAAGTTTTTTGTGGCGAAGAAGTCTGTCTTTAACGCAGCACCTAAATTATACTCGACAGATGCAGAGATTGATGCTGATCTATCTGGAGAACTTAATTCAAAGTTTAAGGTTGCACTTGCAGAATTTTCTAAGTTAGGTATTAAAGGCGTACTTCAAGGCGACCTCATGTTTACTGATGATGTTTCCACAGACACCATTGATGGAGCCAAGTATTATACTTTTCAGCCCAATACCATTGTATATGCCATACCTGTTGGTAGCGCATTAGGTAATACCATCAATAAGGCCAAGGTTGGCATTGTCTGGCATACCACATATACTGGTAAGGTATTACAGGACATGAAAGCATCCTTTGGTGCAAACATATCTTCACTGAATAAACCATCAAGCGTATGGATGGATGACGCAACATACAAAGATGCTTCTGGTAGGGCAACATTTACAGAGACAGAGACAGAAAAAGTTACTGCTATACTATCACAAGTTGGAACTACATTTCGAAAAATCCATTCTGGCCACCTAAACTCATTCCTCAGATTACAGCAAAGTATGACAGGGGCTCTTGTGGGTGCATCATTGAAAACGTATAATAATAGTAAGGTTAGGGTGGGAGAACCAATTAGTGACCCTAAAGCACATGCGTTGGGATATATTAAATGGGTCGAAATGGCCCTTCAAAAACAAATTGACAAGGCAAAAAGTCCTGCTGGTAAACAAAAATATGAAAATATTCAGAAGGAATATGTAAGAGAGATTAAGAAGTATACAAACAATTTAATACAGATTATTATATTTCAGAACTTACTTGTTGATGCTAAGATGCAAATAGTCAAAAAACTAAATAGTATAAAGGGATTGACTGATACATTCATCAAGACCACAAATGGATTTAAGGTAACTAATCCTGAAGGATTCGTTGCTATTGATAGAGTAAGTGGTGGAGCGGTTAAACTAGTAGATCGTATGGAGTTCTCTTATAACAACTTCACCGCTATAAAGGCATGGGACAAATGAAAACTTTTAAAGTATTATACGAAGTTGCGTCTGTTGTGCAACGAAAAAAACTTGCTCGCCGCATGGCAAAGTTGGCAAGAATGCCCTCCATCCAAATGAAAAAGAAGCGTGCTGCATTAAGAATGCGTACTCCTGGCAAGTTAGCTCTCCTTGCAAGAAAGAAAACCATCCAAAAATTTAGAGATAAGTTTTATCCTAGCTATGACGGCATGTCTTTGCAGCAACGAGTTATTGTAGATAATAAAATCATGCAGAAGTATGGTGCGAAGATAGACAAGGTTTCTAAAAAACTTCTTATGAAACTTAAAAAAACTGAAATAGAAAGAGTGAAGAAAGCAAGAGCTGCACTAAAAGAGATATAGAATATGCGTAAATTTAGAGATTTGGTAGAAGCAAAAGAAACTATTGTATTTGCTTATGGACGTTTTAATCCACCTACAACTGGACATGAAAAACTTATCCAGAAGGTAGCTTCAATTGCTGGCTCAAATCCATATCGCATATATCCTTCTCATTCACAAAACCCCAAGCGTGATCCTCTGCCGCAAGCACTGAAAACTGCATATATGAGAAAGATGTTTAAGAAGTATGCAAAAAATATTGTTATTAGTAAATCAAAAAATGCAATAGAGATTGCTGTAGAATTATACGATCAGGGATATAAAAATCTTGTTATGGTTGCTGGTTCTGATAGAGTTAAAGTTTTTGATGATATGCTTAACCAATATAATGGGGTGGAAGGTAAGGGGCATGGTTACTATAAGTTTGACAGTATTAAGATTGTAAGTGCTGGAGAGCGTGATCCTGATTCCGAGGGTGTAGAAGGTATGTCTGCATCCAAGATGAGAGCAGCTGCAGCTGATGGAGATTTTGATTCTTTCTCTCAAGGAATTTCTTCTGGAATTTCTGATGGTAAGAAACTCTATAGAGATGTTCGTAAATACATGGGTGTTCGTGAAGAACGAGACATGGGAGATATGACAGATTTCGAAACATTGCGTGATGCATATCTTACAGGACAAATTTGGAATGTAGGTGACGTAGTAGAAGCAAAAGGAATTGTTGGTGAGGTTGTTCGTAAGGGAACAAACTATCTCTCATTTGTAGCAGAGGACGGTAAGGTTCATAAGGTATGGTTGCATGAGATTGAACTTGATGAAGCTTTCCCTGTGCAAGTCACAGTGAAGGATAAGAAAGGTAAAACTCATACAATAGGGACTAGAGATTTGCGTGGTGCAACTCACGCTCTTTTAATTCATTATAAAGAAATTCCGCCAGTTACGGGTGGTCTGCCGGGTAGTAAAGAAACAAAACTACCTAAGACAGAGATTTTTCTTGGAACTGAAAAGGAACTTGCTAAAACTGCAAAACAAATGTTAAAGCAACATCCTGCTGCAAAATACGCAACTGGTGCCGAGGTTGTTAAGTTGGATCAAAGTATGGTTAAGGGTGCAACTCTTACAGAAAGAAACTACTCAAAGGAATATGCGAACTACCACTCACGCCCAGAACAGATTGAACGTCGATCCTCAAGAAACAAAGCTCGTAGGGTTATGGGAGATAGGACCAAGATAGGAATGGATGTAGGACATAAAGATAATGATCCTATGAATAATGATCCTAGTAATTTAGATAATGAAGACCCATCTGATAATCGTAGAGAGCCACGGTTGAGAGAAGATAAACTTAATGAGGATTGGTGGAATAAGGTAATCGCAAAACTCAATCAAATGACTCATCCGAAAGATTATGGTGTAATGGTACAAGATTATGCTGAACTTATGAAACAAAAGAAGTATCAGGAACATCCATCCAAAGCTGCTTCAGAAGTTGCTCGTAAACATGAGGGGGTTGATATAAGAGGGTTTGTTAAGTATATTAATACTCTTGTAGCTAAAAAGATACTTCCTCAAGAATTAAAGGCAGAGTATGAAATAGGAGATAACATGTTTACGTTTAAAGAGTTTGTAGATGAAATACAAGAGGATACGAAACCTGCTATGACTAAAAAGCAGGCAGCGGCATCATATGGTGGTGGTCCAGAGGTTGGATTACAAAAGAAACCTGATGTTGTACCAAAAACAGCACCACCGCCAAAAGCAGAAGTTAAACCATCTGCTCCAGAGAAAAAGGATACGCAGAGTTTTGGTCAAGCATTTTCTGCTGCTCGTAAAAAGGCTGGAGGGCCTAGTGGTACATTTAGTTGGAAAGGTAAAAAATACAATACTCGCCGTGCTGACGATCCCAAACCTTCAAAAAGTAAACCTGTTAGTCCTAAGAAAACGACAGTTCCAAAATCTGCTGCTCCAGTG